TGTTGAAGGTTTTTTATTTTTCTTTATATTTGGAACATTATTAAATTTATTTGTGGCTTTATTTCCATTATTATTTTCATTTATTATTTATAAAAAGATAACATTATTAGGCTTTTTTATTGGTTTTATTATACAATGGATATTTTTATTAAATACAAATCCGTATCCTCTTTCACAAAACAATAAACTAGCTATAATGGAATTAGTTCCAATAAAATATAGACCCGAAGTTCAATTTCCTTTAAATGAAATAAACAGAACTCATTTTAATTATCCAATTATTATTAAGCCGACTGTATGTTCTGGACAAGGAAAAGATGTAAAGATTGTTAAGAATAAAAAAGAGTTGCAAGATTTTTTTAAAAAAACAAAAGATACAAAAAATTACATGGTTCAAAATTATTTATATGATTATAAAATTGAATTAGGTGTTTTATGGGAAAAATTACCTTGGGAAAAAGAGGGAAAAATAATTGAAATATCAAAACAACCACAAATAAGTGAAAGAAAAAATTATAAAAAAGATAAAAAAAAATTCGATTATAAAGAAACAACCGATATTAAAAGTTATAATTATTTAATAAATGATAAATTAAATAAAATATTTAATAATATTTCAAAAAATATAAAAGATTTTAATGTTGGTAGATATGATATTTTAATAAAAAATATAGAAGATTTTAAAAATGGTAATTTTAAAATATTAGAAGCAAATGGGCTTTGGGCGTTACAACCAACTGCAATTTCATATATAGAAAATCCAACTATTTATTTTAATTGGTATTTTAAAAGGTTATTAATTGGTATGTACAATACATTTACATTTAAAGGATACTCTCCGTTAAATTTACCAATAGTTATGGTAAAAAGTTATTTAAATTCATTTAGATGTAGTAACAATATGCAAATGTTTTCTCTTTATATTTGAAAATTGTGAATGTTTATATGATTTTTAACTTAGAGCCGATTTCCTTAAAATAAAAACCGTTATAAGAAATATTTTTTTCAAGTGCTTTTGCCAATGTTTTATCACTCATTGAGAGAGACTTGATACAATCATATTTGCATGAAAACTCGCGTATTAAATTATTTTGTGCGTCAAATTGACCTACACCATTTTTATATAATAAAGGTTCCCCACTTGTAATTTCTTCAAAATTTTCTCTCAATAATATGTCACACTCATCATATAATTTATAATAAAATCCCTTTGCCAAAGTAAAATTTTTAACTGGATTATCTAGTGCAGAACTTGATTCGTATCCATTAAAATGTGCAGCTGTTTTTCTATCTAAATATATATTTATAATTTTAGTTTTGTCACTATTTAACTGAGCTATATAGCCGAAACTTTGATTTTTTGTTTGTTTTGTTGGATTGATGTGATGAATAACATTTGGGTCTGAGTTTCTATCCACAAAAAGCCAACGAAATCCGCAATAAATAGTATTTTCTACAATGGCCTTGTTAATACTTGGTCTTTTTATATTTGAATTTTCCTTCATTGCTTCTGTAACAGATTCATATACTTTTACAAGTTGTAGATTTTCAGGTTGTATTTTTTGTAATCTTGGTCCAAGTGTTGATAAAGGCTCTTGGAAACCAGTCGTAACTTTTGTTTGTTGAGAGTTAAATTTAGTTAAAATTTCTTGATTTGTTTTTTCAAGAGTATCTATTTTACTTGATAATAAATTAATTGTTTGTAAAAGTTCTGTTAATAATTCATTATTAATATTATTTTGATTATTTTGCAACTTAAATTGTAACATTTCATTTTCTCTCAATAATTCATTAACGCTGTAATTATAATTTTTAATACTACTGTCAATTAACTTTATAATCATTTGATACGATAAATTAGTTCCAACTAAAAACAATTCGTTTTCGTTTTCATGACCTTTTAATTTATTAAATTTGTTTACTCTAATAGTTTCATGGTTGTGTAAAAAACTTTCAAAATCTTTGCTTTTATCGACAAAAAAACAATCCAACAATAAACATTCTTCATACTTACTTTTATGCTCTGTATATCTACTTTGAACACCTTTTGAACTATGACCTATTTTTACTACATAATGCCCGTTTTCATATGTTTTAACCTTTATAATATAGACTAATGACCCTGAATGTGCATATTCTTTTAACAATATTTTTTCTTTTTCTATAACTTTTTGTTGAATTAATTTTTCTTCTAGTTCTTTATTTTTTGTGGTTTCTAATTGATTTATTTTAAATTGTTGTTTTTCTAATTCTTTTTGTAAATTATATATACCATTTAACCTAATTTCTTTAATTACTTCACACACCCAATTTTGAAATTTTTCAGCAATAGGTTTTCTTGATTTAAATAATACTTTATATAATCCTTTTTCGGTAAGAAATGTTACTTGTTGTGTTCCACCAGGGTTGTCCATAGTATGGACGACCTTTTCCGTTTCATTAAAATCATTTATAGATGTTCTTATATTTGAAATATCTAATACATTTCCTATATCACTGGCACGAAATAAAGGGTTATTTGCATCACCTTTTATAACAATTTCAGTGTGTAATTCATTTGCATTAAAAGCTCTTACGATATCCATGGTTGTATAATCTATTATTACAACCTATTTAAATTATTTTTTGTATAATATATATTATCACTTTGCTCCCGCTATTTCGGGAGCAAACACTGTTTTTTGCTTTAATAATTAAAAACCAATAATTTAATTATTAAAATATGAATATAAATATGACACCATAAATGGTAACAATTATGCTTAATTGGAATATGCCAAACCACCCATACCCGACATAATTCTTAAAACATTGTAATTTGTGGCGTAAACGCGAACTTTTGCAGTCTTTGTTCCCTCAACTGTTGCGTTAGATAAGACCAATTGCAATGTGGCATTATCAATTCTTGAGAAATTGCATGTGCCAGAGGGTTGATGCTCTTCTGGGCGAAGAGCGAATGAATACACATTAATACCCTCATCAGGGTTGCGTGTATGAGATTGGTAAGGTTGAACCCAAGAGAAGTAGGAACCTTCGCGCTCAGAGAAGCGGTCCTGTCCGTTAAGTTGAAGTTTGGCAACAACGACGGGGTTTTGGCCCCAGCAATGCATGTCAATGGATGTCTCAGAAAGCACGAAAGTGCCGGCATCAGAGACAGATGAATTGTTGTTGTGTCCTGAAGAAGGTTGTCCTGTGTAATAATTGGTTGACCCAGTTAATTGAGCAACATTATCAACACCAATAGCAGCAAGGGCGTCATTAATATTTTGTCCAGGATAAACACCTATAGGTGGGCCACCGAAATTGGGCTCGTTGTAAACATCATTGGGTCCGTTCCAGTATCCGGTGAATGTGGAAGGAATGTAGGCATCTTCAGCACCAGCATCATCGAAAAGGCCGCGAGCATCAATGTAGTTGCCAGCTGTAACTTCAGCGGGACCACCAAATGCATGAATGGCATTGGGCAAAGCATCAATGGCATCAGTGTAGTTGAAAGGTTGAGCACCAAGAACTTTGAAGAGAAGAGCATCACAAAGAAGGGATGAACAATAATCAACATTCTGGTCAGGTTGCACAACCCAAATCAACTCCTTAACAGGGTGGTTGAAGTTGAGTTTAATCTTGTTGGATGAAGAACCAACAGACTCATCACCAGTGAATTGAAGCTGTGTGATGAGATACTCGTGAGGATTTTGGGCAAATCTTCGGCGTTCATCAGTATCTAAGAAGACATAGTCAACATAGAGGGAAGCAGCAACGATAGATTGATTGTAAGCAATTGTAGCAGCAACTGTTTGACCAACAGTGAGCTGCGTAGAATTAGCACCATTACCTGCACTGTTGCAGCTTAATGATGTAACAGCCCACAAGCACTCATCAATAGGACGAAGGTCAAGATTGATTTTGACTTCGTGATATTGTAAAGCAATCAAAGGCAATGCCAAACCGGGATTTGTGCAAAACCAAAATTGAAGTGGGATGTAAAGTGTTGTCTCAGGAAGAGCATTACGGGGAGCGCAAACTTGACGAGGTGCTAAAGAGTCGCAAGGACCATCAACATCTGAAAAGGATGGGTCAGTAATGAATGTGAGTTGTGTTGTGTTACCAATCATTTTGAAATAGCCTCTGATTTGCTCAGTTGTGATTGTGAGCTGATTCCAAATGTGCATCCAATCACCATATTGACGGTCAATGCGTTGGCCACCAATTTCAACCTCAACCTGAGCAATGAGCTGCTCACCGGGGAAATCTAACCAACGAGCATAAACAGACTGAGCTCCACTAGCTAAGGCTGTTGTATTTCCCATGTATTGATTGATTTCAGGAAGTGTTATTTGAAGATATGTACGGTAAGCAAGGTCACCGTTTCTGCTAATAATGCATGTAACACGGCGACCGAAATCAGCCTGTCCATTAAATGTTTGTTCAATAGATTCAATTGAAAAATTTGTGTATCTACGGTATGTCACTTTCCAAAAAGTAATTTGAGGATTACCTGTAAGGTAAACATCTTGAGCGCCATAGGCAACCAGTTGCATTAATCCGCCTCCCATGATTATAATATTGCTAAAGAAAATAATTTTTGTAAATTAAATTTAATTAAATTTAATTTAATTAATTTAAATTAAATTAATTTAAATTAAATTTATATTTTTTATATATTATGAAATTAACCGGTTAATGTCAAAATTACCTTTCATAAATGTTAGCAAATAAGAGTCATGTAATATTTCTTTTTTACCTTCATGATTTTTTTTAAAAATATAAGATTCATTTTGTTTCTTAATACTCCAACCATCATTCAATGCATTAAATAAAAGAACCATCTTTTGAAACTTGATTGAATCCATTGTTATATCACTTTCTGTACCATTACTATCTTCTATATTTATCTTTATTTTCATATTTCTATTATAAATTTTATAGAAAAGTATTCATTTGTTTAAACTTGTTCTTAATATAATAAAAAATATTTATTATTTAATTAATGTATTTTAATTAATGTATTTAATTAAATTATTAATTAAATAAAATATGTAAAATTATATTAAGTAAATGCCTTTTAAGCCAAAAACAATTAAAAAAATAAAAGTAAATAAAAAAAGCTCTACAACTTTAGATGGAAAACATCGTGAATTTATTAATGAATTTAATAAAGATGAAATAGATAAAATACCTAATTTAAAAAAAGAAAGAAAAGAATTGCGTTTAAAATTAGATGAACACAATTTACAACTGGAATTAAATAATACTAAACTATTTACAATTGAACAAATAATGGAATATAAAGACCGAATCGAAGAAATTAATGAAAATATCAAAAATTTAAAAAACAAAAAATTAGAGTATTTTCTTGATAATTCAAAATATATATTTGATTATTTTGAAAATAAAAAAAATATTTCAAACTGTAATGATACAAATAATAATAATAATAATAATAATAATAATAATAATAATAATAATAATAAAAACAAATTAATAAATTCATTTTTTAAAATTAAAAAAAATGATGCAGATACTATTAATGGTATTGAAAGCAAAAATAATAGTATATTTTCAAAATATTTAAGTAATATTGATGAAACTTTTTTAGATATAAACAGGTTTGTAATGCCAACAGATATTTGTAAGGTTTGTTTTAAAGGTGAGTTAATACCAATGGATGATGAAGGTGTTTTAATTTGCAATAATTGTTCAAGCAATGTTCAATATTTAATTGAAAATGAAAAACCTTCATATAAGGAACCGCCTAAAGAAGTTTGCTTTTATGCTTATAAAAAAATAAATCATTTTAAAGAAATTTTAGCACAATTTCAAGGAAAAGAAACAACACAAATACCAACACATGTTATTGAAAATTTAAAACAACAAATTAAAAAGGAAAGAATAGATATAAATAAATTAACTTATTACGAAACTAAAACCCTTCTAAAAAAACTAGGATACAATAAATATTACGAACATATTAATTTTATTAAAGATAAATTAGGTTTAAAACCACCCATTATAACTCAAGATTTAGAAGAAACACTTTGTAATTTTTTTATGGAAATTCAATATCCATATGCAAAGCACTGCCCTGATTATAGAGTTAATTTTTTACATTATTATTATGTTTTATATAAATTATTTGAATTACTAGGGGAAGAACATTATTTAGAAGAAATACCTATGTTAAAAGACCGTGAAAAATTGATTGAACAAGATACTATTTGGAAATGCATATGTGAAGAATTAGATTGGGAATTTATTCCTACAGTTTAAAAAAAATAAAAATCTTTTTCTTTTTCATTTTCTTTTTCTTTTTCTGTTACTTCTTTTTCTGATTCATCTTCTGAATCTTCTTTTGTTTTTAACCGTGCGTCTGTTTTATTTTTTGCTTCAATTTTATTACTGATTTCATTTTTATTTACAACTCTAACTTTTCTTTTTTTGTAAGCTTTTTTTGTCATTTTTTTATAACGAACTTGATTTTTAGAAGTTTTTCGTTTCATTGTTTTTGTCATAATAATAAAATAATATAATATAATTATTGTATTATTTTTCCGTATTTTTATTTTTATAAATTTTTTATTTTTCAGTGTATAATTAATATTTATAGACCACCTGGAAACCCAACAAGATTTGCACCTATACCAAATCCTGCACCTGAACGAGCAGTTACACCTATACTAGGAATATATGTGTCTAAAATACTAAATGTGGCGGCAGCAGTTAAAGCTATTAATGCAATTTCTTCTAAATTGAGTGACCTTTTAGGAATTGCATATGCAGCTATAGCAACCATAAGACCTTCAACGAGGTATTTTATAACTCTTTTAACAAGTTCAGCAATATCAAACATTATTATAATAAATAATAAGAAAAAAAAATATTTATAATTAAAAATATATTATGCGATAAAAAACTTAAATATTATGCTTAATAATTAATATAAAATGAAATCAGGAAAAAAAACTAATTCAAAATATGAAAAACGAAAAAATAAAGATGGTACAAATAATAGTAAATATGTAGATTTATTAGAAGAAGATAAGCCTATATCTGGTCAAAAATTCGTATGCGTTTCTTTTGTATCGCCTGATAAAATTTTAAAGCAAAAAGATGTGTTTTTTTTTCAAGAATTTTTAAAAAAATGGGACTTTACAAAGAGCATGGAAAAATTTGTGCAATTTTTAAATTTTTTAAGTTATAAATACAAGCTCACTTTTGAAGACATTACTAAAGATTTTCAGGATTTTATTCAAGAGGAGCAGGAAAATTTGTTGAAATCAAATATGGAAGATGATTATAAGTCATTTTTAGACAAAAATGAGGAAGAATTAGAAAACACTTTTAATGTTAAATACAATTTTCAAACTTCAACTCGTGGGTTAAAAATACGAGGTGTTTATCCTACAATTGAAGAAGCTGAATTAAGATGTAAAATGTTGAGAGAAATTGACCCAAATCATGATGTATTTGTTGGACCAGTTGGATTATGGATGCCTTGGGACCCTGAAGCTTATAAAACAGGTCGGGTTGAATACATGGAGGATGAATTAAATCAATTAATGCACGAGAAAACTAAAAATGAATCTTTTGCTAAATCGGCATTTGAGCAAAGAGTAAAAGAATCTAAGAAAAAGGCTATTGATGAAAATATTACAATTGCAGAAAAAACAGGAGCTGCATTGACGCAAAATATTGATGAAAATGGCAATTTAATTGGTGTCAGCAATATGAATACTCAAGAATCTCAGTTGCTTAAAAATAATGATGTTATTACCACAGCTGATATTCGAGCAGAACTTTTTGAAGGTGAAAATATAGTAACTGGAAAAACAGATTATGGACAAAGCGAATTGATAAGTGGTCCATTTGCTATTAAAAAATGATTTTTATAAAAATATGTAAAAATATATAATTAATTAAATAATAAATTATATATATGTTAAAAACACCGAATAAATTGAAAAAAGGTAATAAAAAAAATAATAAAACACATAAAAATCTTAATAAATTATTTACAATTAAAAATAATTTCGGAGAAAATAATTTAAGTTATGCTATACGATTTTATGATAATATGGCGGAAATGATATCCCAATTTAAAAAACACAAAAAATATGTTGATTCTATATTAGTTTCTAATAATCCAAACAAGGAAGTAATGAATGGTAATTCAAATGCGTCTTCATACACAACTGAATTTTTAAAAAAAAATCCTGAAAATAAATTCGCTCAATATTTGCTTTCTATAAAAAATGAGGAGTTTGAATCCAATATAGCATTTTCAATAGATGATGCAAAAAATTTGTGTAGGTGGGCTTCTAATCCTAATATTAAAACAAAAGCAGTGGTTTTTGATTGGGACGGTACACTTTCTGTTTTAGAAGGTTTAATATTAACTCCAACTAAAGAAACCACTTTAGAAATGATGAAAAAGGGAATAACTTATTTGGATATGGCAATTTATTGTGCTGGAACAAAAACACGGCTTAATATGCTAAGAAAAATGTTTTATTATTTACATAAAAAAAATGTTAAAGTTTTTATATTAACAAATAATCCACTAGCTGCATGTAATTGGCAAAAATTGAATGATTCTGAAATTGGACCATATTCAAGATATAATTTTTATAAGGTGGCTAAACAATTCATTCCACAATTAAAGGAAAAAAATATTTTGTGTGGGTATGAAACAGATGGTTTTAAACCAGAAACCTTTTCCAAAAATCCATATTTGAGAGAAGTTTATTCAAGAATAGAAAAATGGCATGCTACACATTCTTCACCTGTAATTACAAGTAGTTAAAATACCTAACATTTATGGTTTACATATAAATTACCATTTTGTTTTTCTAACGCTGATTTTAGGACCTTGACCGCGTTTTTTTGCATTGTTTGGGTCGTATTTTTCTTCTTCATCATCTGAATTAATATCCTTACTAAGGTCCCAAAACTCTTTTGAGCCTAATTTGAAGTCATTATGTGAGTCCGCTTTATACCAAAAAACCTGTTCATGTAATTTATTTGATTTTGCATTATTATTAATCACCAAACATTCATAATTTTCTGTGCATTGGTCCATTACCTGACAAAACGACTCAAATGTTGGAAACATTCCTGCATAATTTTCATAAATTCGCTTGCGATTCGCAATGTATGGTTCTCTCAAAATGAAAACATAATCAATATTTGTTCTAAGAGATGGTGGAATACCTAATGGATATTGCATTGTAATGATTAACATTATTTTCCAATGACGACCATTCATGAACAAAAGTTTCATCATTTTATCGCGAGCCCATGTTGCGTCATAAAGACAATCATCTAAAATAACAAAAGCGCGAGGGTCTATCGTACTTTTTTTAAAACTCTCCATTTCTTTTTTTATTTGTTTTAATACAGATTTTTGACGCTTTAATATATTTTCAATAATTGCAGTATTGTATTCATTGTGAATAAATAATTTAGGAACTAATTTGCCGTAAAAACCATTACCTTCTTCCGTTCCTGCAATAACAACACCAATAGGTATATCCTGATGATAAAAAAGTAAATCCCTTACAAGATAAGATTTGCCAGTATCACGACGACCAATTAAAACAACAACAGGTCCTTTACTTTCATTAGGTTTAAAACTAATTGTTTTCATATCAAACTTTCTCAATTCTAATGTCATTTAGAATTTGTTTAGATAATTACAATAAAAAAAAATACGCAACATTTTAGCATTTTTATGAAATTTAATTTAGTAACAATGAAATCTTTTACTAAATAATAAATAATAAATAAAATTATAAGTTAAAATTATATATAATTTATATATTATTTAGCTAATGACAACAAAACATAATTTAATTGATTATGAAAAGCGCAAAAATAATGAGCTTTTTCAAAAATTTAAAGATAATAATGACCTTTTATTCTCTTCTATTCAAAATTATAGCCCTATATATAATAAATTCTTTTCATTAAATACTAGCAATTTTAATTCTATTAATTTAAATCAAAAATATTACATTTATGATATTAAAAATAAATCAGAAAATATAAATAATTTATATAAATGTTTAATTAAAAATATTGATAATGATAATAAAGTTTTAGAAAAAGATATTTTTTTTAAATTTGCACCTATTATTGACCCATTTAAATTTTTAATTGGTAAATATAATATAGATGATTCATCTTTATATACATTACCAAAATTAAATAATTCATTATCAAGTGTTCATCCTAAATTATTAGATGAAAATAATTCATCATATGTTGATGCATTTTTTTCATTTTTATCCAGTAAATTAAAACATAATAATAATTTTATTAATGGAATAGATTTTTATGGTTCATTTATAGGAATAAAAAATAATTTAAAAATAAATATTATTGATGATATTGAATATTTAGTACAATCAGATTTTTTTAATAAAAATAAAAATGTTGCATTTCAAGTTGATGATTATAGTTTTTTATTAAATGAAAATGAAAATGAAAATTATAAATCAAAATTGGCGCCAATTAAAATAGACCACTCTTCTTCTAATAAATCCCAAATATCTGTTAATTCTATTAATGATAATTTGTTTGAAGATTTATTTGATTCAATTGATTCACAATCTTTAACAATTAAAAACTTAAAAGACCATACTCAAAGTAATGATTTCGATTTACAAGATATTACTCATTCAAAAGAATTTTTAACCTTTAATGACACTAAAACCGCTACTATTAAATCAGGTTCTACCTGTTCATCAAGAACATCACATACTTCTGATAGTGAAAATGAAGAAGAGAATGAAAATAATAATGAGAATAAAAATGGTTTTGTTTCAAGCGAATCAAGCGATTTAGAATATTCTGATGATTCAGAAAGCTCAAATGATTCTAATTTATCTTCAAGCACTGAATCAGAAGAACCAGTTATTGAAGCAACTATTTCAAAATTCCCAGTTAATGTAATTTGCATGGAATATTGTAATAATACATTTGATGATTTAATCGCAAATGAAGATTTGACTCAAGAAGAATGGTTTTCGGCATTTATGCAAATTATTATGATTTTAATTACTTATCAAAAATGTTTTTCATTTACACATAATGATTTACATACAAATAATATTATGTTTAACAAAACAGATAAAAAACATATTTATTATTGTTTTAATAAGAAATATTACAAGGTTCCCACATTTGGAAGATTATTTAAAATTATTGATTTTGGAAGAAGTATTTATAAATTTAATGGAAAATTATTTTGTAGTGATAGTTTTCAGCCAGGAGCTGATGCAGCAACTCAATACAATACTGAACCTTATTTTAATGATAAAAAACCTCGTTTAGAACCAAATTATAGTTTTGATTTGTGTCGTTTAGCGTGCTCTATTTTTGATTATGTTATTGATGATTTAGATGAAATTAGCGATTTAAAGAAATGCACTCCTGTAGTGCGATTAATTTATGAATGGTGTCTTGATGATAATGGAATTAATATATTATATAAAAATAACGGAATGGAAAGGTATCCCGATTTTAAATTATATAAAATGATAGCCAGGTGCGTTCATAATCATACACCACAAATGCAGTTAGAAAGAAAAGAATTTAAATATTTTTTAATTCAAAACAAAGATATAAATGCAAGCTTGAAAGACAAAATAATAAATATAGATGACATGCCAATTTTAGCGATTAATTTATAAAATATAAAATAATTGTATATAAAAATGTCATATGGATTTATTATTACGCGGCATGTAAATTCAGAAACTACAAATAAGTATTGGAACCATTGTATTCAATGTATTAGAAGATTTTATTCGCCAGAAAAATATAAAATTATTGTAATTGATGATAATAGTAATAAAGAATTTTTGAAAGAAGATTTTGAATATAAAAACATTCAATATATACAATCTGAATTTATTGGTAGAGGAGAATTATTGCCTTATTATTATTTTTATAAAAACCATTTTTTTGATAATGCAGTAATCATTCACGATAGTGTTTTTTTTTATAAAAAAATAAAATTTACAAAAATATTGGCACCTATTTTACCATTATGGCATTTTACTGAAGAGAAATTAGAAAATGTCACAAACAGCATTAAATTATCTAGTTTTTTAAAAAATAATTATTTAATTCAAAGAAAGTTATACAATAGTAATAAATATGAAATACTTTCATTAAATAATACAAATAGTGAATGGTGTGGATGTTTTGGATTGCAAAGTTATATAAATTATAACTTTTTAGTTAAAATACAAAACAAATATAATTTATTTAATTTATTAAATGCAGTTAAAAATAGGAATGATAGATGTTGTTTAGAGAGAATATTTGGAGTAATTTTTTTTAATGAATTTCCTGATTTAATTAAAATAAAATCATTAATGGGAAACATTACTTCATATTGTCAATGGGGTTACTCATGGAAGAATTATTGTGAAGATATGCAAAAATATAAAAAATCAAATAAACCTTTGATTAAAGTATGGACAGGTAGGTAAAAATTTTGTTTTAAGTATTTAATTATTTAATTTAAAAAAAAATTGAAGTAGTTTTATTTTTTGAAAACTATTTCAATTCACAAATACCCAACAAGCCTATTTTAAAATACTTAACCAATTTTATAATTTATTCAAGATATCCGTCAGTAATATGCAACAAATGCAAGAAACACAATTCGGTCAGGGTCAGAGACATGGACAAGTTGAGGTAGTGGGAGTGAGTGAGAAGCGCGTTATTGGAAAAATTGATGTTAAAAATAAAATATTTAATAATTTACGCAATTGCATTAGGCATAAGTTATCACTTGATAATAAACCGCAAGTTTCATTGTTCTTCATATCTCCTGCGTTACCTGAAACTAGAAATTTGATGGGTTATGACAGTGAACGAGCTGTAGAGGTTGTTGACAAATTTGTAGGGGAATTACGATGGGGTATCAAGCACATGTTACCAAAAAAAAGAATTTATGACACTGGAAAGGGAAGAGAAAGACTACCAGAAAAAGACATACAATATGTTTATTATTATTTTGAAGATGGTGAAGGTGGTTATGATTGTGCATTTGTAGAAACAGTTGAAGATTTCGACGATGAGGATTGTTGTGGTCTTGAATTTTATCGAGCTTATGCTTCTATAAAGGGGCAAATACATCCCATGTTTAACGAATTTCGGCATCAAATTTGCGAATATCCTTTCAACGATAAAACATCTGCGTATATTAAGCCTTCAGTTGAATATCAACCTGTTATTTATTTTCACAAATCAAATGGCGATTTAGCTATGAAAACAATGGTAATTTGGGGTAGGGGCATTGTATTTGAATATGGTTATGAAACAGACATTGATAAAAAACACGAAAGAATGGAGCCATATGAAGCGTCATTAATGGTTGATGGTTATGTTAGTGACGATTATAACGATGGTTATTACGAGTATGATTGTTATCTCGATGCTCATAATGATGGGTATTATCATGAATCTGATGAGGAAGATTAAAAACTAAAAACCTGGATTATCTGTAAAAACTACCGGATTAGATACACCTGTTCCCCCTCCTTCTTGAATGACTGGCTTTAATTGTTCTATAATAAAATTTCCTACAATAACACTAAAATATACTACAAGTGTGTCACGAATTAAAAATTTTAATGGTTTGCTTTCCTTATCTATAAATCGCATTTCAATGAATTTAACTATAAAAAAAATGACAGATATCACTCCTGCTACTAGAAAAATATTTTGCATTTAATTTAGATTATTAATATCTAAAATTTTTTTTTACGCATATTTTTATTTTTTATTGCTAAACATTCTATAAAATATAAAAATTTAAGCTAATATTTCAATATCGTCTAATAATAAATTATCATTTAAGCTTAATTCAGGCTGGTCTAAAACATGAACATCAAAATTTTCTAAATTAACAGGTTGTTCTAAAATGTTTAATTTAATATTTCCAAAACCACTATCACTATCATCATCAGAGTTATAGTTGATATTTTCATCAGAATTAAAATGACTAATTGGATTTGATGCATTTACAAATTCATCATTATTATCAGAATCCCTAACACTATTCATATTGCTAAATGTAATTTTACCATTATCTTCTGATAAATCCGGAAAATCAATCTCATTATTATTATTTAATTCTAAACCATTAGATTCTAAACCATTTAATTCTAAACCATTTAATTCTAAACCATTAGATTCTAAACTCTTATTTACATTACCTGAACCGTCATTCTTATTTTGCTCCGAAATTATATAAGGAGGAAGTTTTTCCTCTTTATTTTTTGTTTCTTTCGTATTTTCAATTATTTCTTCTTTAATCTCTTCTATTACATCTTCTTCTATCGTTTCATCCATATAAGCACGCAATATTGATTCTACTGGTATACTTTCTCTAATAGTATTCAAAACACATTCTTGAATAATTATTTCTAATTCACGATGATTCTTTTGAATCTGTAGTGGGGGAATATATAATTCAAATAAATATACATTTTTATAAATTTTTCTAGCAACATTAATATAAATTTTATGTATGAAATTTTCTATTTTTGGTATGTTAATATCTATTTTTTTTTGTTTTTGGCCTACTCGAATAGCAGTGAGTAATTTCAATTGAATAATATGAACACAAGTTACTAAATCTTCTAAATATCCACAACCACTTTTTTCTATAATTCTTTGCTTTTCCATTTCTATAATTGATGGGTTCCATTTTGGAATGCGAGTAATAAAATTTTGAAATGTCATTAGATATTTATCCATTTCATTATTTGTTTTGCATAATTCTCTTGCTTCGTCAAATATCGATTTTAATCCTTCAATTATTAAAGGTGTTAATATTGATAATAATCTCGTCCCCCATTCATTTTTGGATTCATGCAAACTAGAAACATTAAAATCATCCATTTATATGAAGCTAATATTTTCTAAATTAAAATCTAAACTTATAAATAAAAAATTCAACATAAACATAATTAATAATTTCTCATTTTTAAATTCTTTTTTTACTTTGTTAAATGTGAATAACAGTTCATTCTTTTTTTCAACCGTTAATTTAAAAAACTGATAATTGGTCTCTAACAATTGAATAATATCTAAACCACTATATCCTTTTTCGTATATTTTTTCAGAAATAACAATTAAATCATAATTTTTAAAATCTTTATTATTTTTTAAAAAATTTTTTTGTAATTCTTTTTTTAACCATTCCATTCTTTTTGCATTTATATCTTTTAAATTAAATGTCTCATTTAAATTATATTTATGTAAATTAATATTTACACCGTTGTATTCAGGCTCTGGTATATATATTTCACAAAATCGTGATAAAATAGGTTTTAATAATTTATATTTATCTTCTACAATAATAAAAAATCTTGTAGTATGACTAAATAGTTCAATGCATCTTCTAAGAGCAGATTGTGCATCTATAGTTAATTTATCTGCATTTAATAATACTATGCTTTTAAATATATCACCACCATTTGAGTGAATATTTGTTTTTGCAAAGAATTTTAATTCATCTCTAATAAATTTAATGCCTTTACCATGAGCACAATTAACATACATTACATAATTTTTTATCATTTCTTTATCATTTTTATAAATCATATTTATAAAATTATTTACAATAAATCTTTTACCACATCCTGATGAACCATGAAAAATTATGTTTGGAATTTTATGCATTTTGTGAAAATAATTTAATTTGTCGATTATATTTGAATGTATATTTAATAAGGTCATATTATTTTTATTATATTAATTGTTGATTTTTTAATATCAAAATTAACCTATTTTATTTTT